GTGTAGCAAAAGAACGACTTGGACTTTTTGGATCAAAGTCATATAAGTCTTTCTTGCTAAAAGTCAAATAACCAACAACATCGCGGTGTTGGTCGTTTTTAATTGCCCATTCAAACCAATCGTCAAAATCTACAGCTAGTTCTAAGTGAACAAAACGGTTAGCTAACGGAGCAGGCATTCTATAAGTAACGCCTTTATCTGCTTCTCTGTTACCAGCCGCAACAATAAGAACATTGTCAGGTAGTTTATATTGTCCTACTCGACGATTAAGAATAAGTTGATATGCAGCTGCTTGTACAGCAGGAGCTGCTGAGTTCATTTCGTCTAAGAACAATACAATATGATCGTATTGTGCCGCAAACTCCTCTGTTGGAAGCTCTGATGGTGCAGCCCATTTCATAGTATTATCGGTTGCTGAGTAATATGGCATACCTTTAATATCTGTAGGATCCCATAGTGACAATCGGATATCAATAAGATGGCTATTTAAAAGTGAGTTAGTAACCTGTCCAACAATATCAGATTTACCAATTCCTGGAGGTCCCCATAAAAATAGTGGACGTTTTTTCTTAAACGCTCTAAGAATGCTCTTTTTAGCCTTGTTAGGGCTAACAGTACGTGTCATAACTGCTTCAGACATATTGTATTCCTCTTTAAGTTTCAGTGCCTACTTCTAACTATACATATAGTATAGCATCATTAAAGGAAAAGTCAAGAGTTTTTTTGTCTATTTAGTGCTTTGTTTATGCCATATTTTTTAACATCACCAGAGAAAAGATGCAGTTCGAGTGCCTTCTTTTCGTTCGTAACTATCATTCCGTGCTTGCCTAGCCAATAAGGACAGTCAATAAACTCGTCTAACCAGACTAATGTGTTTGATGTTAATACAAAGTCTTTTGGAAAGGGTACTTCGTAGGTAGTTAGATCAATCTCTTCAGTTATAAACTGTATTCCTTGATCAGTAAGTCGCAAACCACCTTTATCTTTGCTTCTATTATTCTGCCACCATACTGGCATATACTCTTGCATTGTAGATTCGTTAACTGATTTACCAAACTCTTTTAAAAATATCTTAGTATATATCTCTTTCCAGTTCATAAGTCAACAACTTCTTCGCCGTTAACTAATTTTACAACTGTAAAATCAGAACAGTTAAATGTTTCGTTTAGTTTTTTAGATAGATTAATAGCGTGTCCGGGATTGCTAAAAGACACTTTTTTATACTTTGGACCTGGATAGCTAGTAAGAATATTTTGTGTCTTTAGATTAAATGGTTTGCTTTTAAAGAACACTGCCCAAATTGCATCAGCTTCTAGAATCTGTTCGCTTTTATAGCTTCTTCTATCTACGTGTTCTAATAATATATTTGGCTTTGGTCTACTCATATACGTAATCCTTATCAATTAACTACGTATATATTTATCTATTTTTTTCATTAAGTAGGTACTTAATTGTATACGGATACAATTTATGTTCTATCGTTTGTATTCGATTATGTAATGTGTTAAGTGTGTCATTTTTATCTATCTCTAATATTTCTTGGTCTATAATAGACCCTGTATCCATCCCTTCATCAACATAATGTATAGTCACACCAGTATATTTAACTCCATACTCTAATGCTTGTTCAATAGCATTAGCACCTGCAAACGCAGGTAACAATGATGGATGAATATTTATAATACTGTTACTTGGCATTGATTGCACAAATTGCTTGCTTAATAATCTCATAAACCCTGCAAGTACTAGTAACTTAGTATTGTATTGTATAACTAGCTTAGATGCCTGTTCTTCTAGTTCTGTTAAACTTTGCCAACAGTATATAGGAATATTTGCTTCTTCGGCAATATCTAACCCGTATGCATGTTGTTTATTTGATACAACAAATTTAACATCAATGCCGTTGTTAATCATTGCAGTTAAATTAGAGCCAGCGCCACTTAGTAGTACTCCTACACTGTTCATTTTAAATGTTTACCACTTGCCGCCCATATTCATGTTCACTTCAATTACTTCCTCAGTATTTGATCTACTTTCTTTTACAAGTTTTTCTAAATCTCCGTGTAATCGAGCCATTGTAATACCAAGAGTAAATGCAAGATTCTTTGCTTGTGCAATAGGAAGTCTAACTTCTTTGGCATTAGAACCTTCAGCGGATTTTACTATTTGAATAAAGTTTTGAATAGCACTAGTGTTTAACGGCTCAGTTGTTGTTGACACGTGATAACTCCGTTCGCATTTCTATTTCTGTTCTAAACGGGCCTTTACATTCATACCGTTCGATAGTAATTAACTTAGGACAAAAACTTTTAACCCAGCCCTTATCAAATCGAATTATAAAGTATCCAGCACAATATAAACTTTTAGATTTATTTGATTTGCTAAACATTGGCAATTTACGTACTACATCATATATAGGACTGTACGGAGTGCAACTTGTAGGCATACCGTGTACTAACCTTTCTACAGGTACAGTTTCAGTAATGTTTAATTTAGACCACTGGATCTTACTACCAAAGTTCTTTGCTACTTGTTGTTCGTTATTAAAAATTACACATTTACCAGATGTGTCGTTTAGCATATACTTTTCATCATCAAAGGATAGTGTACCAATATTAACACCTTCATCTTCAACAATCCAAAATTTGCCATCTAGTACTTCTTTTGCTTTTATTGTCATTCGGGGTACCTCGCATTAAGGGGTTCAGCAAAATAAGACGCTTGATCTGCAACTCGCTGCATATCCCATTTTGCACAAAATTTCATTAGTCTCATACCTACTTGTGTAATATCTTTAGCAACCATATGATCTTCAATTACATCATTAATAATACTTCTAATATTGCCAGGCTGAGCAGTAAGATCGCATAGTGTAACATTGCGATTGTAGTCATCTAACACACGGTGTTCTACGCCTTCATGATCTATCCACCGCTGTAGCATCATGTTATTCCAGTTATAGCCTTTTGTAAGTTTATCGTCAAACGCTTCAATTAAGCCTACTTTGTTCTTAGTGCCTTTTTTACGGACACCTGGATATGCACTAAACACGTTATCACTTGTGTCGCCTCGCATGCACTTTTCAAATAACATAAACTCGGGGTGCGGAGCAGGCTTTATTTCTTTAGTCTTTTTATCAATAATAGGCTGTCTCTTCTTATCGTCAAAGTATCCATCATGTGCAATAATAGTATTACTAACACCGTTGTACTGTGTTACATTAGGACTAACAAGTTGTGCAAAGTCGCCATCAGTACTAATAATAACACAATGATCGTTAGGGTGTGATTGTGTCCAACCTGCAATTAAATCATCTGCTTCAAGCTGCGGATGTTGCATAACAGTACAGTTAGTCTTTGTAGTTACAAAATCTTTAAACTCATCAAATATTTCCCAGAATACTTTATCTTCTTCTTGTTGCGATTCTGTTAGTGCATCACGAGCAACTTTTCTATTACGTTTGTAAGGCTCGTAATAGTCTTTGCGCCAGCTACGGCCTTCTAAGCAAAACACAACATGATCTGCATTAAAGTCATTCCATGCTTTCTTAACACTATTAAGTGTTATATGTAATGCCATACCAACTTTAGTATCAAGATCGCCACGTATTACGTGTCTTGCTCTAAAGAAAGTATTTGCTGTATCAACTAGAATGTATGTGCTCATAAGTTTGCCTTTTTAATTATAATAATATTATTATAACATATAAATCTATTTTTGTCAACTAACTTCTGACTTATCCTTATCAAGCGGAACAACTTTAATATGACCCATACCTCTATCAGTCGTCTGTCCTTCTTCTTCAAGCATTTGTATAACAATAGTTTTAAACCATGCGTCAACAATTTGTTCGTTAGTTTCACCGCTATATCCTGCATCAAGAAGTTGTTCAATAAATTCATTGTTCCAATCGAGTTCAAAGAATCCGTTCTTAATATCTTTAGGATTAATTTGTGTATCAATAACTGAAACCCAAGGTTTGCCAGCCTTAGTTGCTGCTTCCTTTTCGAGATCTAAAGTCTTTCGTCTAACTTCTTCATTTGTTTGTTTTTTAGGTTTAGTAGTAGGCTCAGGCTTCTTGCCTACTGCTTTATTAAACCAATCTTTTACTTTATTCATATCAATCCCTTTTCTCTTAGTTCATCATCTAATGGCTTTTTTTTAACTGGTTTTTTCATTGCAGTCTGCAACTGTTTACTATTTTTAAGTTCCCCACGCATTTCCGAAGAGTGAAATGTGTAGTCTTGGGGTGAATCGCCAGCCTTTTTCCATACAGATGTTAGCAACTTCTTTAACATTAAGATTATACTCTTCCGAACGTCCTCCCATCGGCATAAGATATACCGGACACTGGAGCCCGGTGCTGCGATACTCAGCAACAGCTTTCCCAGCTTCATCAATATCTGCACGAGTAGCAACAACAAATTTAAGATAAATGTCACTATCAGTAACAAGGGAATACTCATGAGCAACACCAGGCTTAATAGCGTCTTCCCAAGATTCTCCACTAACGGAGAGCTTAGGGCTACAACTCCATGTGACTTGAATTCTGTCCTGATCATTGAGATAATTAAAGAACTCGTCGTGTAAGTGTTGCGTAGTGTTTGTTTCAAATGTAACATTTTTTAAATCCTGCATACGTGGGTGTTCGAACAATTCTACGTATAGACGTTGCCATGCAAGCAACGGTTCTCCACCCGTTAAAATTAAATGGACATCTTGCCCATTCTTCATAGTCCACTTACCTTCTGGAAGTAATGATAGTAAATGTTCTACTACTTCTTCAACTTCAGCTTGTCTGTTAAAGTGTTTAAACTCAGGATAGATACTTGCGTATGTATCACAGCCAGTATGAATAATAGGTAAGTCATTAAATTCTTTTGTATCTTTATGTACGTTAGTAGCAATAAGATTCATAACTTCCGCGTTATGCTTAATACCCTGTTCATGCTTTTCTGCACGACTAGGTTCGTTATCAAGACCAAAGTTCATGCAACGAAAGTTACAACCAAAGGTACGTAGGAACACACTAGGTACTCCTACAAACTTGCCTTCACCTTGCACACTATAGAATGCTTCTGAATATCTTAGCTTCATCGTGCAAACTCCTGTTGTAATTTAATGTTGTCGAAGAACTCTTTCTTAGTTCCTGCATCATCTTTAAATGCACCACGTAATACAGTTGTCTGTGTAAGACTACTAGTTGCCATAATGCCTCGGTTCTCGCAACAACCGTGTGTTGCTTGAATGTAAACACCTAAATGTTCTGCATCAGTTGCTAGTTGTATTTCACGTGCAATATCATTTGCAAGTTCTTCTTG